GCAACTCTTGCTACGACAGGACAGGTCTCCATACCTAATAGCACCGGCACAAATCTGATTATCAAGTGGGGCCAAACAAACGGCCTAGGTCAGTTGACGCAGGTTACGTTTGGTACAGCATTCCCTAACGCTATCTACATAGCAATAGCTTGCCCTGTTCAGAACGTATTCGCTGGTAGTGATGGTCAATTTGGCGTGTATAACTTGCAGCTTACAGGCTTTCAGATTAACCAATCCAATAGATCCGCTTCGACGTATCCTCATACATGGCTAGCAATTGGATCTTAATTATCACATTAACTTTACTGGCTTTTCCGATCCCAATATTGATCGGTCGGCCCTTAAAGATTCCCAAGGTCGGTACAGGACCAGTCTATTCTACGAGTTCAATCGTAGTGAAGAAGACTACCCTTCGATCTACACCATGCGAGAAGAAGCGTGGAAAGGACGACCTTCCGCATACCTGATCTATATGTACAGTGAGTCTGAGTACGAGGCAGCCATCAAGTTGCTCGGCTCGTGGAATCACTGGAACAAACTCTGCACGCTTGATAAGTTTATGAATGGGGATAAAGCCAACAGCTTGTGGGCTGGTCTCCGCGCGTGGCGTGAAGAGAAAGAGATCAAAGACCGGGCGACTATGTATAGCCTCTTGAAGATGGCCGCAGCATCAGGTAATGTCAACGCACAGAAGATTCTGTTCGAGAAAGACAAGACTGGTGTTCGTGGTCGCCCGAGTAAAGCGCAAGTAGAGAAAGCAGCAAAGGATGCAGCACAGCATGAAGAGTTTGTTAAGGGTGACCTTGCACGCCTTCGTCTAGTAGCTAACAATGGCAAGTAAGGCAGAAATTATAGAGCTATGTGAGTTCAATCTATTTGGATTCGCTAAGCTACTTAATCCTCATTACCAGTATGGAGACGTGCATGAAGAGGTTTTCTCGTGGCTTAGTAACCCATCTGAAGAGAATCTTAGACAGCTCCTTCTTCTACCCCGAGGGCATCTCAAGTCACATTGTATTGCTGTATATTGTGTTTGGCGGATTACTTTTAGGCCTTGGGTTTCTATCATATATGTGTCAGCTGGTGAAGACCTAGCAAAGGATCAGCTGTACGCAATTAAGAATATGATGACCTGCGAAACATACCGCAGGTACTGGCCCGAGATGTTTAATGCAGAGGAAAGCAAACGTGAGCAATGGTCAGCCTTCTCGTTCAATGTCGATCATCCTGAGCGAAAACGGAGGGGTATCAGGGATCATACGCTTATCGTTAAAACCGTCAAATCAAACTCGATTGGACTTCATGGCGACGAGCTTATTCTTGATGACGTTGTTGTTCCTCAATTTGCCGATACTGCTGTGGGCCGGAGTGAAGTCAACCGCTCGCTGGCTCAGTTCGTTTCCGTACTCAACCCCGGTGGACGGATCAAAGCAGTGGGTACAAGGTACCATCCTGAAGACGCCTACCAAGGATTTATAGATTCTGAGTATGATGTTTGGAATCCAACTACCAAACAGTTTGAAGGTAAAAAGAAAAGCTGGAGTATATTTGAAAGGCAGGTGGAAAACAACGGGGATGGAACAGGGAACTTTATTTGGCCCAGAACAGTTAACGCTGACTCTGGAGACTCCTTTGGATTTGACCCACACACCCTTGCCGTCATACGAGCAGACTACGAGTCTAAGGGACAGAAGGTCCAGTACTTTTGCCAGTACTATAATGACCCCAATGCCCTTGACACACAAAGAATTTCTCGTGGAGCATTTCAATACTACGACCGGGCGCGTATTAAGATGGTTGGCGGTCATTGTTTATTTCGAGACACCCGTCTCGCAGTCTTTGCGGCGATGGACGTTGCTTGGACGGACAATATATCGTCGGACTATACAGCTATTGCGGTTATAGGAATAGACGCAGACAGTAATGTATATGTACTAGACTTGGTTCAGTTCAAGTCAGTTAACTTCTCTGAGTACTACCAAGAGGTGATATCTCTACACTACAAGTGGGGCTTTAAGAAAGTCCGAGTAGAGACTAACGCAGGCGGTCAGTTCGTAGCTCAAGAGCTTGAACGCCTAATCCGACAAAACGGAAATGTACTCTCAGTTGAAGGAAAGTCAACTCAGAAAGCAGCAGGTAATAAACTTGAACGTAAGGCAGCAACACTCGAATGGCGCTATGCAGATAAGAAAGTCTGGCACTTTAGGGCAGGTCTTACAAGCGAGTTGGAGGATCAGATTATCCTTGATCGCCCTCGTCACGATGACCTTGCTGACGCTTTTGTGGCTGCTATCGAAATAAGCAAGCCCCCCGGCAAACGAACAACTAACGTAGTTTCAATCAATGAAACAGAATTGTATTATGACCGCAGATTTGGCGGGCGCAGAGGTAGAGTAGCATGAGTCAAGGCGGCAACGCAATTGATCTGAACGTAGTCTTTGGTGACCAGTCCACACTTGGTCGTGAGGTTAATCGCCTCTGGGTTCAGTGGGGCACAGCACGTAATTCTATCATGGACCTATGGTCTGAGATTGAGAGATACGTCCACGCCACTTCTACTAAAGATACAACTAATGAAACGGTAACAGATTGGTCTAACACAACTCACCGTCCTAAGATGGCGAACTTGTATGACACTCTGACTATCAACTATGATATGACGTTGTTCCCTAACGACGACTGGCTGGAGTGGTGTGGCTCTGACATTAATGCCGTATCCAAAGAACAGCGAGAAATTGTAGAAGCTTATATGAAGACCAAGCATCGTATCCGAGCCGCAGGGTTCAGGGATACAATGCGTAAGCTGGAAGGAGACTGGGTTCAGAAAGGTAATGCCTTTGCGTCAGTAGACTATGTTAGGGAGTACTCAACCAATAAGGAAGGCTTCGTTGAAGCTGCTTACATTGGTCCTAAGATTGCTCGTATTGATCCACGAGACATCGTGTTCAATCCGCTAGCTACTTCGTTCGCGCGTAGCCCTAAGATCATACGAAGCTTGTATACAGTTGCTGAGATACATCGAATAATCGAAATGTATCCTGACATGCAGCACTTCAAGGACATCCTTGAGATTGCACTAAGAAATCGCGGAACCCTACGACAGTTCAACCAAGGCGACATCGACCGTGATGTAATGCTACAGTTTGATGGGTTCGGCACAGCTAGCCAGTACTTTGAATCAGGCCTAGTAGAGATACTAGACTTCTATGGAGACCTGTGGATTGCAGACTCTGTAGACGGATCTGGTGTGATGAAGTCTAACCACGTTATCTCCGTTGTAGACAGATGGCAGACAGTCCGAGATGAGCCGGTAGACACTTGGAACGGTCACCCGCACATCTATCATGTGGGCTGGCGTACTCGTACTGGTAACCTGTGGGCACAAGGCCCGCTGGATAACCTGGTAGGGTTGCAGTACCGTATCAACCATCTTGAGAACGCACGAGCAGATGCGTTTGACCAGATGATCGACCCAGACATGGTATTCGCTGGAGACGTAGAAGAGATTCAGAAGATTGGTGGGGCAACTCACTATTACATTGCAGAGAACGGTACCATCAGTACCTTGCGTCCGGATACAACTGTACTGTCAGCTGACTTGCAGATCCGTGAGCTTACCGATGCAATGGAACTGTACGCTCTTGCTCCTCGTGAAGCCCTAGGGATACGATCCCCTGGTGAGAAGACAGCGTTTGAAGTATCAGAGTTGCAGAACGCAGCTAGCCGATCCTTCCAACATAAGGTTACAGTGTTTCAAGAATTTTTGGAGGACTTAGTCAACGCCGAACTAGAAGTTTCAGTACGAAACATGGACGGTGTAGACGTAGTGGAGATTGTTGATGCTGACTTTGGAGCAGTCGAGTTTAAGAAAATTACAAAGCGAGACATCACGTCTAATGGACGACTTGTCCCCATTGGAGCTAGACACTTTGCTCGCAGTGCTCAACTTGTACAAAGTCTCGCACAGCTGCAAGCTGGACCGTTGGCAGATCCTGAGGTTGCTCAGCACTTCTCAAGTGTTGGACTTGCCAACCTGTATCAGGAACTTATGGATATCTCGGGCGGAGACGAAATCGTCCAGCCCTACGTTAGAATTGAAGAACGACTCCAAGCCCAGCGCTTGATGCAGTCGGCACAAGATCAAGCAATGCAAGAGGCTGCCACTAACCCGGCAGAAGCAGGTGGAAATGACGCAGGAAATAGAGGTGCTGTCCCCGAAGCGGGTAGCAGTGAGTCCTCGCCTTCTTAAAGGCATGGATGAGCAGGAAGTGGTGGATTTTACGGAGTCGTATAAACGAGCCCGTAAGGTTCTGACAAGAATCAATGATATAGCAAAGAGAGAATCAGCAACCCATCTTCAGAACATCGAATCGCCGAAAGCATTTGAAGTTACAAACTGGGAGCTGTATGTAGCTTGGAACTCAGGTTACAGACAAGCGATGCGTATCGTACAAGACCTGACAAGGTGGGAAAAAGTATGACCGATCAATTCGGCGAAGCTGGCGACTCCAGCACAAACACGCAACAGACAGGAACAACCTTTGGTAACGAAGGTCCATCAGACAAAGGTGGCACTAACGGACAGGTTGGCACACCCGACGACGTTGAGGCACTACGGCGACGTGACGAACATGCACAAGCGCATATCGTCAGGCTGGAAAGTGAGAACTCTGAACTCCGCAACAAAGTTGTAGAGATCGAGAATAAACTCGCGAATGCAAAGACAGTTGAGGATGTGCTTTCAAGGATGAATAAGCCCGACACGACAGGCTCCGCTTCTGTGGACCCTGACAAACTAGCCGATGCTGTAGAAGCTAGGCTTTCGGCAAAGGAACTCGCGAAACACCAGGAAGCAAACTGGGCATCCGTATACACAAAAGTAACGGAGATATTTGGTACGTGGGATAAAGCTAACCTAGAAATCCAAGCGAAAGCAAAGGAACTGGGTATGAATAACCAAGACGCTACCACGCTCGCTCAGCGCAGCCCTGATGCGTTCTACGAACTGTTCCTTCCCAAGTCTAGTACCAGCAATACAGCGGGTTCAACCCGTTCAGCTGGTGTCGGACAACAAGCCGCCTCCACCCATACGGGTGAGGTACGAAACCAGGCCTACTACACTAACCTCCGACATACTAATGAAAACAAGTATTGGTCTGTTGAGACACAAGCGCAGTACCGACGCGATAAAGCGTCTGGCTTGGTTAAATAACAACCCTTTGATTTATAGAGAGAAAACATGGCAGTAGCTATGGACAGCGTCTGGGGATCTACCCATCTCCAACGCAGTGAAGTATTCTCGCAGCAAATCAAGGAAATGTTCATGGACCAAACCTTCGCTTCGGCGATGGTTAGGCAGATTTCTGATTTTGGCGATGGCAAGAACTATAAAATCTCGTCCATCGGTGAACTCCAAGTTGACCAAATGTCTGAATCGGTTGCTCTCCCCGAGCGCCGACCGGATACCGGTCAGTTCGTGTTCAACATCAACGAATTCGTTGGTACCAAAGTTCCGTTTACGGACGTTTTCCTTGAAGACGACATTCTTGCAGGTGCGGCTATCGCTAGCCTCCCGCGCAAGATGAAGCGTGCTTTCGACGAATACTACGAATCGCAAGTACTGAAGCTGCACCGCGTGCAGACGAACAACAACGCCAACCTGATCAACACCGGTCGCCATCGCATCACTGCGTCGGGCTCTGGTCGTACTATCACGTTGAAGGACTTCGCCTACGCACGTTACGCGCTTCAAAAAGCCAAGGCTCCGCTCAGCAACCTAGTTGCAATCGTGGACCCGAGCTTTGAATTCAACACCAACATCACCGCGACAATCGTCGATATCTCCAACAACGCACGTTGGCAGGGAATCGTCGAGACTGGTATCGGTGCGGGTGACAGCATTCGCTTCATCCGGAACATCTTCGGCTTTGACGTGTACGTATCAGACTATCTCGATACGGAACAAGCAGTTGAAGCTGCACTGACCAACTACGCGGGTACTACGGTAGCCACGGTTGTCGGTGACAAGATGAACCAGTTCATGTGTCTGGCAGACGACGAGAGTAAGCCGTACATTGGCGCCTGGCGGCGCGCACCGAAGATGATTTCGTGGCGTGACGAAGACGTTGAAACGGAATACCATCAACTGTCGTCCCGATTTGGTCTTAACCTGTATCGTCCGGAATCGTTGGTTACCATCGTTTCCAGCACGACACTCAACTAATAGGAGATCGCTAATATGGCACGTCAAACAACGTCCCTCATCGACGGTCTTACCGTTGGTTATGGTGTACGAGATACTATCAACGGCGAACAAACGAACGTCCATACGGAAGGTCGTATTAAGCTCGCAGTTGTTGAAGTAGATTTTCGTAACATCGCTCGATTTGCTACCAGCACGGCAGCTACCAAGTTTGACTTTGGTATCCCGACTGGCTCGCAGATTGTTAGTTCGCAATTCTTGGTTGTCACCGGTTTCAACACCCTGACCTCCATCATCATCGGCACGAAGATTTTTGCCGGTACGACTATTGTGAACAACGGCCTTCACGCCTCTACCTTGCTCGCAGCTATCAACACTGCTGGCTTTACGGAAGAAGGCGCAGGCTCGCAAGTAGGCGGCGTAGCACTCACCGCACCTGCATACGTCTCTATCGACGTAACAGGCTCGGCTGCTACGGTTGGTCATGGTATTCTGACGGTTCGTTACTACGAGCCGCTGGCTTCCCAGATCCCGCCGGCTGTTCTTGTTGGTGTTCAATAAGGACTTGGTCTAACGTCTGGGGGCTTCGGTCCCCAGACACTTTTAGGAATAACAATGGCAGCTCTACAACATAATACCCTTTCTCACTCGCAAGTGCACGAGCCAAAATGGATTGGCTTGGGTGGCATTTCGGACACTGGAAAGGTAATCACTAACTCAAGTTCAGTAATTGGTACCTCAGAATACCGAAAACTTAAGCTTACTGAAATAGCTGAAGTAAACGAGTATCTTACTATCCCGCAGTCTAGTGGTACAAGTGCAGCTGAACAGATGTGGCCCGTCCCTTTTAATGGGACAATCATCAATTGGTACGTAATTCAAGAGAAGGCACTAACAACTGCCGCAAACATTTACGAACTACAAATTAACGGAGTACAGGTAACAGGCACGCCTATTACTGTACTGCTTGCTAGCGCAGCTGGCACCCAATACACGGCTACCGCTTCGGCGGCTAATACGTTTGTTGGTGGACAGCGAATCGGTGTTAAAGCGACGACAGTCGGTAACACTGACGCAACAGTATCACTCCGCTTTGTTATTCAACTCCGGAGAAACTAATGTCTAACGGCACTCTTACACTACTTCAAGTAGTTCAGAAGACGCTAGAGGCAATGGGTTCAGATGAAGCTAACTCTATCTCTGATTCAACTGAAGCAACTCAGATTGCTCATATTGCTCAGGATGCGTTCTATGAACTCCTTAATCAGAAGGAGTGGCCCTTCCTCTGGAAGCTACGACAATTAGAATCTCTCGCTGATTCTCTTCACCCGAACTATCTCCGCATACCCTCTACTGTAATTAGGATCGACCAGTTGAAGTATGACTGTACCGACCCTAACGACGAAACTCTCGGTGCGTTCTTACGTATCGTTGATGTAGAGTGGGTTGAACCGCAGGTGTTCACTGATCTAGTTCAGCAACGTAACACCCTTGATGCATCAGTATCTATTATCTCTGACTTCAACGGTGTGAAACTACCTATCTTCATTACAGCCAACCCGACGTGGTGGACTTCGTTTGATGATAAGTATGTTGTGTTTGATGCGTATCGTAGTGATATCGAATCAACACTGCAAGTAACCAGGTCTCAGGCCTTGTGCCTAGAGTACCCTGACTTTAGCCTGACAGATGCTTTCGTGCCCGACTGGCCGAACCATATGTTTCAGGTATGGCTTGCTGAGGTTAAATCCACAGCATTTATTTATATGAGGCAGGAGGCTTCCCCCAAGGACGAACAACGCGCGCGACGCGGGTTGTCGGTACTTAGGCGGTCGGCTTCGAGGACAGATGAAAATGACGGAAAAGTACGATTTGGACGACGAGTCTAATATAGTTTGGAACGATGAGATTGTTGAAACTAACGTAATAGACGAAGAAGATGAGGACCAGTTTGTCAAGAGCATTCTTGGGGAAGCAGTCACGCCCCACGAAGAGCACAGCACCCCAACGCCTACTCGCGATTCGGATGAAAAGCCGGATAGCAAAGTCACCCTCCAGGCCCTCCATGACAAACGTCATAGCCCCTACGAGACGCCCGGTGGCAAGCGAATTAGGATCGTGAAGGACGACTGGGGTTCGTTTTGGCACGTTGAGTTTATGTCAGGCGGTCAACTGCCTGAAGAACTATCTGGTAAGTATACCAGCGATGATCTGGCAGATGCAGCAGTAAGACTTTACCTAGCTAGAAAAGAGTAATAAACAGAATGGCCGTCGCCGAACAAAGTAAGAACTATGTCACCTTCACGGGTGGCTTAAACACTGAAGCAACTGTTCTCAATTTCCCAGAGAATGCTGCAACAGAGATAGATAACTTCGATCTAGTAAGGACCGGAGAACTTCGTCGTCGGCTTGGTTTGGACTTTGAAACTTCTTATGCAATAAGAACAGAGACTACAGCAGATACCTATATGACTAGGGCCAGTATATCCACGTCTGAGTGGAGAGCTGTAAATGGTAAAGGTAACATAAACTTCCAAGTAGTACAAGTAGGAATGAATCTCTACTTCCACGACCTGGGAGCAGAGCCTACTAGTACTAACCTAAGGGGTACAGTTAACCTGGCTCCGTATAAGACAGAGTCAGACGCTGACTATAAAGTAATGGACATGTCTTACGGGCAGGGGGTGCTGATAGTGTGTAACCCCGGCATGAATAGCGTATATATTACATATGATGAAACCGCTGTAACATTCGCAGCTACCGTTATTAATATCCAGATCAGAGATTTTGATGGTGTAGACGACGGTCTTGCTGTAGATGAAAGGCCCACCGTATCAACAGCCGCACATACATATAATCTTAGGAACCAAGGCTGGCCCCTTCTTACAGCTGTAGTGCTATCCCGTGGTGGTTCAGAAGGGACTTACATCGGCATAGATCCACTAGGCATGTCCTCTTTTCTAGTTGGGTACTATCCTAATAACGCTGATATCTTCTGGGCTTGTAAATCCACGGCTTCTAAAGCTGGTAAAGAAGAAGCAATAGGCGCGTATTCTCCTTGGACTCTTCAAGACCAAGCAACAGGAAACACGCCAGCCCCTAAAGGACACTATATATTTGATCTCTTTAATCAAAATAAGAGCACTGTATCTGGTCTAACTCTCCCGGCTAGCACAACTAAGTCTACCACAGCCCGGCCATCTACTACAGTATTCTATGCTGGTAGGGTATGGTATGCTGGCGTAGCAGATAAAAACTATACCGGCCAGGTATTGTACAGCCAGATCATAACTGACATCACTAAGATTGGGAAGTGTTATCAAGATCAAGACCCTACTGCTGAAGACCTAAACTCCCTACTTGCAACTGATGGCGGCCTTATCCATATTGCTGATATGGGTGAAGTATATCGTATGGTTGTATCAGGTCAAGATCTGGTAATCATAGCAGCTAATGGAGCTTGGGCTGTGAGTGGTGCCACCGGCGCTAACTTTAAGGCAACCGAGTTTACCGTTCGTAAGCTCACCGATACCGGCGCTATAGGAAGAGACACAGTAGTCCTAGCAGAGAATGTAATCTTTTGGTGGTCCAAAGGCGGTATCTGGTTGATGCAATCAGGGCAGATAGACGATAAGTTTACTCTTGACAGGATCAGCAAAGAAACTATCCAGACATTCTATGAGGAGAACATTAGCCAGGGTGCTAAGGTATACGCTCGTGGTTTCTATGATGAGTTCACTAAGAGGATCATCTGGTTATATAATGATGACCCTGCGTATGACGCTGTTAACTTTAGGTATAAGTATAACAGGGCTTTGATACTTGACATGTCGCTGCCAGCTTTTTATACATACACCCTACCGTCCCTTCCTACCAACAGTCCTTTTGTTGCAGCCATGTCTAAGAAAGACCCTGGTAACGCAGCCACCAGCACGTATGATGTTGTGCTTGTGTTGGATACCATAGAGCTGTCTGGGGATATCATAGTACAAGATATCACGTACACACAGTATGCGAATAACAAGATAAAACTACTTACCTTTGTACAGAATGAAGACAGTACATATAGTTATACATTCTCTGAGTTCAACAGCCTGACTTTCAAAGACTGGGGAACTTGGGATCTGTTTAAGCACGGGGCTGGGTTTACTGGAGTTAACTTTGATTCTAAACTACAGACCGGATGGCAGGACTTCCAAGCACCGCTGAACTCTAAGCACATCACCCACATCACCTCATATTTTAAGAGGACTGAGACTGGGTATACAGTAGACGGTTCTGGTAATACTATCTTTACTAACCCGTCAGGCGCTTTAATACAAATGCGCTGGGAGTGGACTGATGCTGACATCCGTCGGTGGACAACAGCTGAAGAAGCTTATCGTCTTAATCAGTACTACATCCCTCTTAATGCTACAGATCCATTTACGTATGGATTCACCATAGTATCCAGTAAGCTGCGAGTACGCGGGCACGGTCATGCATTCAGCGTAAGATACATATCAACCCCTGGTAATGACATGCGGCTAGTTGGCTTCTCTGTTAACCTGAGAGGAGTAGCTAAGCTGTGAGGATAGACGACAAGATAAGTTTTAGCGAGGAAGGTATACTAGCTGTACATCAGATAGTTAAGTCCCTGGCTAGCTTAAACCACGATGAGTCTGGCACAGCACCCATAGAGCTGGCTGTTAATATACCAGCCTACGACAACGCAGCTGCTCGTGTGTACACAATGCGAGATATGGACGAGCTGGTAGGGTACGCAGTGTTCTTCGTGATAGAACATCCTCACTACCAAGGTACGATGTTTGCTATGAATGATGTAGTGTACATCTATCCTAGCTACAGAGCTAAGTATGCTAAAGACTTTATAGACTACGTGTCTGTGATGTTAGAGCAAGAAGTAAAAGTAATAACCTTCTCTATGAACTATGAGAAGCCTCACATGAATCTGATGAAGTCGCTGGGGTACTCCCCTGTTGAAGTCGTCTACCACAAGGTAGTACAAAATGGCTGAAGGTGCAGCAATTGCAATCGCCGTAATCGGTGCCGGTGTCGGAATCTATCAAGGACAGAAAGGGCAGCAAGCCGCTAAGGATGCGGATAAGGCAGCACAGAAGCAAGCTGAGTTAGAGAACCAGCGTGCTATTAGGCAGTCTATCGCAGCTGGTAGAGTGAGGCAAGCAGAGTTAATTGCATCAGGGCAATCAGCCACTGGTGGTACAGACTCTTCAGCCATACAGGGTGGCCTGGCCGCTGCTCAGACACAACAAGCGTCCAACATTGGGTTTGCTAGACAGACTCTGGCAGCTGGTAGTGCTATCAACAGCTCTATCTCCAATGCTAACCGAGCTGCTGGTAATGCAGCGCTGGCTAACTCTATAGCCGCCTTGCCTGGGCAGTTTGGCTATGACGTAAAATCGTCTACTCAGCAGCTGTTTGATAAAACCAAAGCTAAGGCACAATAATGGCAATCTCCCAAGCACAACAGCCTGTACTGCTGAATCAGATGGGGACAGCTGATCCCTCTCAGCCTAAGTCTGAGCACGATGTTATCCTTGGGGTTCCTCAAGGTGATCCTATTCTTAAGAAGACTGTTGAGCCGGTAGGCCAAGAGTCCCCTGGCACTCGTCAGCGTAGAATACTTCAAGCAGCTGTAGTAAAGAGCGCTGCTGATGGCACCCCTGTCATGGATAGTTATCGAGAGCTTAATAAGACAGCAGCTAGTGGTGCTGCTGCCGCTGCGAATGCTGCTCGTGGATGGAATGATGCTACTAAACAAGACATGTACAGCATCATCGACAAGAACTTCTCTACTATCCAGAACCCATTAGAGTTCGTTAAGCAGATTAAGACTCAGACGGATAAGATGGACGCGGTGGCAGGGCGAGAGTCCGCTGCCTCAAGGTCTTTCGTAGAAGCTAATGCTTTTAACGCTACTCCCCAAGCTATACAAGAAGAGCTGCAAACACGTTCTCAGCTGTTAGACATAACAGAAGACATCATTAAGAACACTAGCGGTCTTGATATGCTGGGTGAAATAGCCCTCGCATTCATTCCTGGTAAAGACTACTCAGACGCAGTTCAAGCTATGGGGTTTCACCTAAACCCGTGGACTGCCCAAGATACCTATCTTAAGCTGGCGTCTAAATTCCAAGGACTCCCGCCTGATGAGAAGGTAGCACAGTTTACAGCTATAAAAACTGAGTGGCTAGATAAACTCCCTCGTGGAAGAGCAGCTACCCTGCTCCTGGGATTGATAGACCCTAAAGCCACTGAAGACGCAGCTGATACCTTCGGTGGTATGGAAGCATTTACCGCTGCATTTGATCTAACCATGTTCTATGGGGCTATTTCGTCGCTCAGGAAAGCGTATGGCCCAGTGACTATCATGTCGAGGGCTGGTAATAAGAAAGGCGCTGCTGTTGTTAACCTAGAGGTTATGAAGGGCGATGAAGAAATCTCTAAAGCGTCGGGGGTTAAAGCTTTAATTGCTAATACCAACTCTACCCCGTTCGCTACGGAAAAAGTTCTACCTGGTACCACTGATGACATAGCTCCGGCTATCCATGAGCAGCTGTTCCAGTTTAGGGATCAGATCAACAAAGTCCTTGGTGGACTCTCCGACGAGAAGGGCTTCTTGAGAGAGGGTATGTTAGATGCAGCTGATAAGTCACGAGCTATCCGACGAATCACTGATGAGTTCCAGCAGTGGACTAGCCAAGCCCTGAAAGGCGAGAACAAGATCATAAGACTACAGTCTCAAAAGGAAACACCTAGGGGTGTAGAGTTTGAGTTTGAAGTGACTGATCCGTTCGGTAACGTGTCTCTCGGCAAGACTATGATGCCATTTAAGAGGGAGGATGTTACCTTCTGGCAGAACCTGCCCGATAACACCGTCTCTAGTAAGTTCGGATCTGAACGATGGCAAGCAGCTAAGTCTGACTTCCTTACCTCAGTTGAATCGGCGATACGCCTAGATACAACTTCAGCCGCTGTTGGGTCTCAACTGCGAAAGCTTATCAAAGAAGCTACTAGGCCCATTAGAGAGACCAAGGTCAAAGGCAAGAACCGCAGTGAACGTCTAAAAGAAGTAGACGCTATGCTGATCTACGGTGACCAGAAACAGAAAGTCTTTACCGCTAAAGAACTGAGACAAGGTGTTAATGGTATCACCCTTGATGACGCACAGATAGAGTCATACTGGAAACTCCGCACTACATTTGACGGTCTTGGCGTTCTCCGTAATCAGGAGATGTTCGTAGACCTGTCAGCTCGTGGCGCTAAGCAGATTAACTTCGGCCATGACTTGTTCAGGTTCGGTGAAGTCAAGCATACGGCAGAAGAAGCTGCCGCTACTATCTCAGCAGATAGAGATATCAAAGCGGTTTGGATGCACGAAGGACGAGACGCTGGTAAAACAGTTAACGTAGCTAAGATGGACCTGGAGAAACTCTACAAAGAGGGCTACAGGCTAATCCGTCTTGAAGATGATGTCGCCCGACCGGGCGGTATATTCAAACACATCCTCACTAAAGTTGATGGCCTCACTGATGGACGAAAAACCATTGATGAGTTGCCTGGTATTGTAGCTGATCTTAAGAAAGGATACGTTCCTCGTCTTAATAAAGAAGCTACTTGGTTTGTACAAGCAGTATCTGACGGTTTCGTAGACGGTACCTTCCGTGCAGCGGGCCGTCGTAAAGCTGTCCGCTCCTTCGATAACGAAGCAGACGCTCATGCATGGGCTAAAGGGCTATATGAAAATCCTGAAGATGCTGGTTTCACACCAGGTACTAGGTTTATAGCTGTTAAAGATGGTGAGTTGGAAGCATTCCGAGCAGGAGACTCCGGTCTCGGTGCTACTCGTGGCCTTGTCACAGGGGCTAGGGCTAAAGAAGCCATCCCTCACGGTCTCCCTGGTGAGAACAGTATCGACTCTGCGCGAGTCGGAGCGTTCGAGTCACTAGAACTATACCTGGAGAACACTAAGAACTTCATGACACGTAATGCGTGGCGCATGGGTCTTAGGACTAAGTGGGAAAATACAGCTAAAGAGCTTCTTGGTGGCATACGGGTCAAGTTCGATGAGCCAGGCCCGGCATTAGCCAATAAGAAACTGGCTGATATGCACGCCCGCATCATGGAATGGTCCGGCTTTAGGGACAAGAGTGAGCGCAGCTTTGAAGAGTTTGTTAGGAAGACCTATGAATGGGCTCTCCCCGTATTCGGACGTAACAAACTCACTAAGTTCTTGCTTAACAACCGTGATGCTGACCCTCTTGGTAAGCTACGCAGCGCAGCCTTCCACTCTTTGCTTGGGACTTATAACCCAGCCCAGCTCTGGGTTCAAGCACAAGGCGCAGCAGTGGCCCTAGCAGCCAGCCTCGCGCGTGGAGGCATCAAGACTGTGGTTAAGGCCTTCACCCAGCAACAGGGGCTAGCGTTCGTCCAGCACCTTCCTAGCGACCTTCCTGAGGGAGTTATGAGGACGTTGGCTAAGGCGCACGGATTCAAAGATGTCCAAGAAATGAAGGACATGAAACAGATCTGGGATAGGTCTGGTTACTACGATTCAGCGCTTACCTCAGCTGACGTTGAGGCTGCTTCACGTGGGTATGGTACCACAGCAGAGGGCTTCCACAAGTTCTTTGATTCTGGCCTTGTATTTTTCCGTAGTGGTGAAATGTTTAACAGACGTTACTCTTTCATTACAGCGATAGAAGAACTAGGCGGTGCCAGTAAGGTAGCTAAGAGTGACGACCTTCTTAAAGAAGCAATCACTCGATCTAACAATCTTATGCTAAACCTAGGTAGGGCTAACAGGGCTGCGTGGCAGAAAGGCTTCTTGTCTATACCCACGCAGTTCATGCAGATTCAAGCCAAGACCCTTGAGTCCATCTTTGGCCTTAACAAAACTCTGAGCCCAGCAGAGCGATTGTCTATGTTCATAAGTCAGGCTATCCTGTATGGCCCGGCTGGTATTATGGGTGGTCACTTCATGACCAAGGCTGCACTGAGCCTGGGTGGGGTAGACCAAATAGACATTAACAACTGGTCACCCTCAACAGTTGCCATTGCTAACGGGGGTCTTACTGACTTCTCTCTCGCCTTCTGGGGCGTAGACGGATCTATGTCGGACAGAGCGGCATTATTCAACGGCATGGATCAGTCCATTATAAGCTTGTGGACTAAAGACAACACGCTAGCTGAGTGGTTGCTTGGTCCGTCTGGTGTACCGCTCAAGCGTGTATGGCAGGCATGGTCTTTGGCATCAGTACCGGCGTGGTCTCCCAAGAGCACAGACGGTTCAGTGAATGCAACTCATCAAGATGTTACAGATGCGCTTACCTTCTTTGCAGCTGACATGGGAGAGCTGGCGGTGTCGCCTTTCTCAACAGCTTCTCAGGTCTCTAGGTTCTTCATGATGAAGGATCTTGGTGTAATCAAAGATACACAAGGTAATACTATTGCTAACCCAGAAGGTGGATATAATCCTCAAACAATCTGGGCTGGCCTGCTCGGTATCAAACCTAACGACCTACAAAGAAAGTTCGACTTGGCTGATATGAACAAGGCTTATGAAGACGCTGCTGACCTACGTGTTAACATGCTGCTCCGTAACTTTGATGAGTACATGATGACTGTTAACCAGCACCTGGAAAATCAAACCCCTTTTGAAGCAGAATCGCAACGGCTATTCAGAAAGAGATGGTCAATTATTGTTGACTCTATCGAAGATGAAGGGCTCAGGGACAAAGTAAGACAGCGTTGGGGTGAAGCGCTAGAGCGCAGACTCAGCGGAGATTCACAGCTGGATCGCCAGATTCAGGTTTACTACAAAAACATGGTAACGGAACTCGTTGGTGCTCATACCTCCGAGGGCACTAGACTCGTACAAACTAGAGAGAATGAAAATGGCGTTCAGTGATGCACGTAATGCGATGCCTGAGGGGATCGCGGTATCTACACCTAGGATTGGGCGAGGCCCAAACACTACAGCAGCTCAAGCTGTACAAGCTTTTGGTACGCTTGGTGGGCAGGCGTATGAGGGTAAGGTAGCAGGGGAGCTTGATAACGCACTGCAAGCGGGTGGCAATATGATTGCTGCTCTTAACTCTCCTCTTATAGAGGGAAGGGTCAACCCGCAAGGCGATAAGGTTCTTGGTGTAGACATACACAAAGCAGACCTTACCGGTACTGTAGACATAACGTCAGAAAGGTTCAAGGCTCTGGAACAAGCACGGTTGCAAGGTAAGATTACACAGCAACGAGCAACGCTAGAAGCAGATACCATCTTGCGCGAGGCTATTACCAAGGCACCAGGTTTTGCAACACAACTACGCGCATCAGCTGCAAGTCAACTCGGCTTCAACCCAAGTGGTGCTGCCCTAGAGCAGTTGTACTTGACCGGGCCTGATGCTACTAAACCAATAAAATTGACCGATACTGAGAAAGATTGGGAACAGGCAGACAAGTACGTGTCTGCTGGACTGTACTCCACAAGAGAACAGGCATTCCGTCATATCCAAGAAGCTTCGATTGCTGCGGAGAATACCAAGATCCTGAGCCAACAGATACAAGAAGGAACTGTCTCCGCTCCTCAGATTGTTAACGCTGCTGTAACCTCTTTTTCAAGCACAGCAAATGGCTTGATCATGGGCATGACTGCACAGCTAGCGGCTACTGGCGGTGTACAAGACCCTGCTAAGTGGGCTGCTTCTCTGCAAATAGAAGCTAACAAGTCTAAGGAGAAGTACCGGCAAGACATGCAGAACTCTAATGTTCCTTATCAGCAG